CAGCCAAACTCTGTTCCTTCTGATGTTTTGAAGGCGCTTGAGACGGGTGAAGGCCCTTGGGCCGACCCCCTTATTGACTGGCCTGATTCTTTGTCCGCACAGGAGTATGCGGATGCGACACAGCATTTTGTCGCAAATCAGTTTTCCGCTCTTATCAAGAAGTATCCTTTTTTTCCAGGTAGTACTACGTATGACCCAGAGGCTAAGGCTATTGAAACTTTTGAAAAGTCCGAGGCACGTTGCCTCAGGACGAATCTTCTGTTTCACCTTCGTGGACAAGCACTTCGCCCACTTAGGTTTTCGACCGAAATAGAGTCGATGCGTCGTTTTATCCGATATGTAATCGGGGACGCACCTTCTTTATCAGAAGTCTATGATAATTGTGGCTTTGGTCCTGGCGCATCGATTGGAGTACACGGGAATGCCACCAACGTTGGACGTAAATTACTGTCCCGTTGGTCCGTGTCACCTAGCGCTTACAGCTACGCATATGCTGCCGTAATGAGGCATGCTCAGATCCGAGAGATTATTTATCGGAATCCGGGCGGCTTCACTGATGGTAGCACTTTATATGGCCCTCTAGGGCCGATTAAAGAGTATGTGCAGTTTGTAGATTATAATAATATATCCTTCGTACCGAAGACAGCTAAGACTCATCGTCCTATTGCTGTAGAGCCTCTTCTAAATGGCTATCTCCAAAAAGGTGTCGATCTTGTGCTTAGGCAAAGGCTTAAGCGCATAAACATCGATTTAACCAATCAGGAGGCCAATGCAGAAATGGCCCGTCTTGGGTCACTATGCGGTGAAGATCCTTTCGTTACAATTGACCTAAGTAGTGCTAGTGATAGCATTTCCATTGGTCTGGTTCGTGAGGTATTGCCCTCGGATTGGTTCGATTTTTTGAACTCAATCCGTAGTAAACATCGGAAGATAAATGGTACTGTTTTAACGTACCATAAATTCTGCTCGATGGGCAATGGTTTTTGTTTTCCGCTTGAAACGCTCTTATTTGTTGCTGCCTGCCATGCTGTTGGCTGCGGACGCCCGGGGTTTGACTTCCGGGTATACGGAGACGACATCATTGTTCGGCAGTCGAGGGCCGCGGAGGTAATTAGCCTCCTGCGGTATCTCGGGTTTCGTACTAACAAGGATAAGACCTTCATTGAGGGTCCGTTCCGTGAGAGTTGCGGTAAAGACTACTTCGGTGGCATAGACGTACGTCCGTACTATCTTAAACATCGTTTGGATTCTATTCCTGCTTTGTTTAAGACCATCAACGGGATGTCATCGACTGATCTTCGCAGATCTTTCTTTGACGTTGTTCGACCTTTTCTTATTGGAAGGGTCCCTCGTGATTATCGATTCTTCCGTCCTTATGACGGGAATGACGATAGTTGTATCACGAGCCGTTGCGATGAGT